ACTTGAACATTTCGAACGGCATCTGTGGCAACTCGTCGATACCGATGGAACAAAACTGTTGACCACGATACTTTATGTCGAAGTCCGACATAGGCATGTCGTAGATGGTAAGACCAAGTTTCGCTCCGGTCTTGAAGTTCCATGTCATATCATCCTTCGACTTGTTGTAGCGTCCTAACTTTGAGTACCAGCGTTTAGACTCGTTGATGATGTTCTCGAAATCATCCTTGTTCTTTCGGAAGATTATACCGTTAAAATGTTTGTTCTTGATGTCGTACAGCGGTTCCATCAGCATCGTTATGGTGTTGTGATTGATGGTGTAGGCATCTGTGAGATAGAGGTGGTCACGTCCTGTGACGGTGATGCAACGGCAGTTCTGCTTATGCTTGCTCTTTGTGATGTACTGGAGTTTCTTTGTCAGGACATTTTTCTCATTAGGAGTCTTCGGTGTCGCGGCATTGACGTGTGCGCGTTGTCTGAAACAGTTTTTTGCAAACAAGTCACCGTCGTTGGGTGCTACAAACGAAACTTTCCAGTAGCCGATTCTTTCCGGATCATCCTCAATCTGTGAAACTCTCGCCCATATACCGAGTGAGCGTGCTACCTCTGCCACGTCTTCAATCAGTTCCTTGTTTGGAAGAGCGAGGTAGGGATGTTTGTGTTGTGAACGACCGTATCGAAACATTATTCCACGAAGATATTCCCACCTTGCCTTGATGGAGGCTATCTTATACTCATGTGGAATGCGTGCTGGTTGTCTGGAATGGCTGCAAGTTATCTTTCTCCTGTTCTCGTCAGAAAGTCCGCGAAGATACCAGAATCCGTTTTTTTGGTTGACCTTGTAACCGAGTGCGCGAAACTTTATCCGGAGGTGGAAGTTATCATCAACTTTCACGCCAATCTTTTCAAACTGCCAGAATCCGTCACCGCTGATGTAACCGAGGATGAACGGATGCAATGGCAAGTCAATGGCAGTTTTGTTTTCGTCAAGTTCGACTTCACCGCAAAGTGGAAACTCCACATAGTCGGTCTTTCCACGTCTCAAAGACATGGGGTAGGGATGGTCAATGACGTAACGATCCATGATTTCCCGTGCTGTCATTTCGTGGAAATCTTCTACAGGGTTTGTCCTCGCCCAGAACCTGTGATTATCCATGCACGAAACTTCAGTGCCATCGTCGAAGTGGAACACATAGACCGTGTTCTCTCCCTGCTCGAATATCTTACTGACTTTCTGAACCCCATTATAAGGCGTACATATCAAATCACCGATTTCAAGGTCTCCCATCAACCGGAATCCTGACGGAGTGGCAACAGGTGTCGAATACGGGTTTGCCTTACCGCCACCTCTGTTACCACCGAATACTATGATATCCACGACGCTGCTCAACCCAATTTCCTGTGCGCCTCTTTGAGCAATGAAATAGTTTGAATGTTTTTTGTTGCTCTCCCTTTTTCTCAGTTGCTCTATAAATGCTTGTGTGTAAATGGGCTTGCCGTCAATCGTGTATAGTCCGCTGAAACCTTCCATATTTTTCGTATATATTTACATTTTGCTGACAAAAATAGATATAAACGCCTGAAATTCTAAGATTTTGGTTGGAAAACAAAAGATTTCCAAAATAAATATCTGAAATTTTTTTGTTTTTCTTCTATATTTGCGGAAAAATATTTACAAAAGCAGGTGAGACACATCTGTTAAAACCAACACAAAAACTATTTTTTTATGGAGAAAGACATTCTCATTCAGAATTTGAAGACCAAGGTTGGAGAAGACAACTGCAAGGTCATTAGTGACAAGACATTTGACGGTATTGCCGAAAGTGTCCTGCCAATGTTTGCCGACGACTCTAAGATTACCGACGAGACGTGGAAGTTACCTGTTGCAACACTGGTTCAGTTTGCCGGGCAGAAGCGTTTCGACGAAAAAGAATTTACAGAGAAGTTCAAGGCAGACTACGCCAAGGAGTTTGCTGTTCAGCATGAGAAAGATGTTGATACCCGCATCAACGCCGCCGTAGCAAAGGCATTGGAAGAATACAAGAAGGAACACCCTGATAATGGTGGAAATGGTAATGGTAACGGGAACGGTGGTTCATCCGCTGACGATCTCGATGCAAAGGTACAGGATGCTGTCAAGAAAGCATTGGAAGGACTGACTGGAGCAGACAGTGAGTTTGGCAAGATGTCCGCTACCATGAACAAATTCATGCAGTCACAGCTTGAGCGGGAAAAAACCGCAGCACTCAACAGCGTTAAGTCTGAGTTGAAGAAACACCTTATTGCTCTGAAAGCCAACAACGAGGCTTGCATTGACGACGCTCTCGATGACATCGAATATGGAGAGAACCCCACATTCGAGGGTCTGAAACAAGCTGTCATTTCGGCTTATGAGAAACGTTACAAGCGTTACTATGCCGATGGTGGAAAGCCATTTGGTGGCGACGGCACCGGAGGAAACGGTGGTAGCAATGACTTCGTGAAAGACCGAATCGCCAAGTTGCAGCAAGAGGCAAAGGACAACGCTGACTATGCCGCCGAACAAGAGAAGACATTCTGTTAAGGATTGTCGAACCGAACAAAAAAATTCACAACAAAAACTTTAGTAACATGAAACAAGGAACTATCAACAACTACATAAAGTTCAGTAAGAGCTTTGGTGGTGTCCGCAAGTGCTACGAGGGCAAGCCCACGATCGCCGTCGGTGGTTTCATGTGCGAACCCGAACTGATGCCAGAATATCCTAATGTGATGGCAGCAGGTACACTCGTCTATGCTGACGAAACAGCAGGCGTTCGCACCATCGTTCCTCTGTACACGTTCAAGGTGAAGAGTGTTGACGCAGCCGCCAACAAGATCACCGTGGAGAAGTTTGAGACTGGTACTATTGCCAAGGTTGGAATGAAACTCATTGTCGTTGGTGACGATCTCACTCAGGCTGCTGACAACGTAGCCACCGTGACCGCTATCGACTCTTCGGCAAAGGACGTTGACGTTCTGACCGTTGACAGTGTTACTGCTGACAGCACTCCTTTCGTTGTAGAGGGTGATGTTCTTGCAGAAGCCAAGTCTGCCACTAACAAGAAGGTTAAGGTTATCCCCAATGGCCTGACCTATTGTGACAATGTTCTCGATCCCGATGCTTATGCCATCGACATCGACTACATCTGGAATTGCATGGAGAAGCCCGTTCTGGAGCGTCGTATGCCGCCTCTGACTGCAAGTCTGAAGAAGGCACTTCGTGACAACGAGTGTTATTTCCGTTTCTCGAACCGCAAGTAAACTAAAAGGAGAATTAGATTATGAGAGACTTAAATCTTTATGGTATCAGTGGTCTGCATCAGTATGTGGACGCTGAGAACTTCGGTCTGATCCTCGACAACGTGAACGCCAAGTACAACAAGGCTATCTGGCGTCAGTTTGCTTCGTGGGGAAAACCGACCGACGACCGCGAGTGGAAGCAGGGTATAAAGAAGACCCCGATTCTGGTACGTGCCAGCGTACTCGGTACGCATTCTGGCAAGCCGCAGCGTAGTACGACTGGTTGGGAGTTCTACGGTGGAACACTGCCGCAGGTAGGTCACGGCTTCAACATCACCAAGGATGATATGATCGAACTTCGCAAGGCTGCAAAGTTGAGCAATATCACTTTCGGTGAGGCTCTGACCGACAGCTTCATCTTCAACTCAGATGCAATGCTCGGTGGCGTACACAACGAACTCTCGTACATGGTCATGCAGGCTATGTCAACTGGTGAGATCCATGATGTCGCCGTTGACGGTGCTCGCTACGACTTCAAGTTCCAGATTCCTGACGAGAATTTCCTTGCACCCGACAACGGTAAGGAGTGGTACATTTGGGACACCTCTGGTGCTTCACCTGTACTGAAGCCCAATACCAGTGCCGACGTGATTGAGGACATTCTTGCTTTCCAGAAGTACCTCACTGAGACCCTGAATCTCGGTGTTGACCACTGGAAGCTGTCTAAGGACTTGCTGGATAAGATCGTCCTGCATCCTTCTGTTCTTACTGCTTACAAGGCAAGCAAGAACTACTTCCATCCCGAAGATGTGAAGGTTGTTCGCACCGACGTGCTGAACTGGATGCACAACGACATGAAGGTATGGCCGTTCCAGGAGATTGATTTCAAGTCGCGTCACGAGGAAGACGGCAAGCCCGTCGCCGACGATCCCGCCTTTGACATTCACAACATGGTTGCTGCAAGTCGCGCATATCGACCCTTCGAAATGAAGTGCATGAACAGCATCCTCGTTGACCGTGTGAAGATGGGTGGTCTCGATCCCTCTACCCGCTACTCATTCGTTGAGGGTCGTATTGCTGTGCGCAACAGCTGGCAGGAAGACCCGATCCTGAATGTAATCGACTGCGAACTGTACGCTGGCCCTGTGTTCAACAACGTCCATGACTACGGTATCGCTACCGTATGGAAGGATTACGCTGGCTAATCTCTAAGTGACTTGACTATGCCTGAGATAGAAGATCAGATATACGCCACAGCGGAGGAATACATTCAGAGTATATCCCCGAATGCTAATGTCAGTGAGAGTACCGTCAAAGGTATTCTCA